TGATAAGATAAATAATATTCATGCGATTGAACGCACACTCTATTCAGAATTTTTTGGTCTCGCTGGTAGAGTTGATTGCATTGCCGAATATGAAGGAGAACTTGCAGTCATAGACTTTAAAACCTCATCTAAAATCAAACCAGAAGAATGGATTGAAAACTATTTCGTTCAAGAAATGTTTTATGCTTCTGCGTATTATGAAATGACTGAAATCCCCATCAAGAAGTTGATTACTTTAATGGTTACTCCAAGTGGCGAAGTTAAAGTATTTGACAAAAGAAACAAAGGGGATTATATTAAACTATTAGTTCGTTATATTAAAGAATTTGTACATCACAATACTAGGTCAGATGGAGAATGAATTAGAGAAAGTTTTAGAAAACAAATTTTTCTGCCCATCAAGATTTGCTCAAGAGATTGAATCTTTAGTTCAGACGAACGCGGATATGAATTATATCGAAGCGATAATTCATTTCTGCGAACAGAATAATATTGATGTGGAATCCGTTCCTAAACTCATCTCTAAACCATTGAAAGAAAAAATTAAGTATGAAGCAATGGAGTTAAACTTTCTAAAGAGAAGCTCTAGAGCAAAACTACCACTTTGATGAATGATGCCTGTTGATGCCTATCGTTGTTATTTGTCTTTAAAAAATCATTTTACAAAAGACAAATATGATTATCACAAGTACTGTGGTAAAAGTCGTGCTACCGTACAATCATTTTACAAACGTAAAGATCGTTTCTGGTTTGAACGTGTTGCAAGACAAAAGACCGATCAAGAAATTGTAGACTTCTTCGTATCAAATTTTGTCACCTGTACAGATCCAAGTAAACTTTGGATTGGAGAAATGATGAGAGAGGGTGAAGGTAGATATGAGGCATGGAAAAAAAGAAATCAATCACTCTCCTATATCTTTAAAGAAGAAACTCAAAGTTTGTTTGAAGATAGAAAAGTAGATGATGTATTTGATTGTTCAAAGGGTCATCCTCCAGTCTTAAAAAATTTCCTGAACGGGAAGATTAGCCCTGAAACACTGGTGATATACGACAAAATATTCCTGTTCGGGAAAGATTTTGATAAGAAGTTACAAGACCCAGTGTGGGAAACCGTCAGTATGAGAATAAAAAAATATTCTTCATTTCTAAATATTGATGTACAGCGTTATAAAAATATTATTAAGGAAGTTGTTCTAGGAGAAAAATGAGTTTCTTTAATTCCGAAGTTGTTCGGGCAGAGATGGTTGAAATCGGTGAACTACAAGAAGAAGTTTACCAAAGTGTTTTTAAATTTCCATCTATGTCTCGTGAGGATAAACTTAAGCATGTTGCTCTTCTTGAAAAACTCCTTGATAAACAGAAAGTTCTTTACACTCGCTTGAGTCTATCTGATGACCCACAAGCAAAGGAAATGAAAGAACGTATCTCAGATTCAGCAACGATGATGGGCCTTCCACCTGGAGTTGATATGAATGTGATACTTAACAACATGTCCAAGATGCTTGAAGCGATGAAGGACCAGATTGACAAGACCGGTTCCGACTGGTAGAATAACGAAGTACACAAAAGCCAAATCCGTACACAATCCGAGGTAATCTAATGTCTTTTGCAGATCTCAAGAAGCAATCTTCTCTTGGTTCACTGACTTCCAAACTGGTAAAGGAAGTAGAGAAGATGAGCAATACTTCTGGCGGCGCAGATGAGCGTCTCTGGAAACCCGAAATGGACAAGACTGGAAACGGTTTTGCAGTCATCCGTTTCCTCCCTGCCCCTGAAGGTGAAGAACTTCCCTGGGCAAAACTCTATACTCATGCCTTCCAAGGCCCTGGTGGTTGGTATATTGAAAACTCTCTGACTACAACTGGTCAGAAAGATCCTGTATCAGAGTACAATCGTGAACTCTGGAACAGTGGTAGTGAAAAGGATAAAGAAACTGTTCGTAAGCAGAAGCGCAAACTGTCTTACTACAGCAACATCTATGTTGTAAAGGATCCTGCTAATCCTTCTAACGAAGGTAAAGTCTTCCTGTTCAAGTATGGTAAGAAGATCTTTGATAAGATCATGGAAGCTATGCAACCTGAGTTTGAAGATGAAACCCCTATCAATCCCTTTGACTTCTGGCAAGGTGCTAACTTCAAACTGAAACTGGTGAAGAAGGATGGTTACTGGAACTATGATAAGTCTGAGTTTGATCGTGTTTCTCCTCTCCTGGAAGATGACGATGCACTCGAAGCAGTTTGGAAGAAGCAATATTCTTTGGCTGCTGTAACTGCTCCTGACCAATTCAAGTCTTATGAAGAACTTGAAAAGCGTCTGAAGTATGTTCTGGGTCAAAAGTCTGCTCCTCGTCCTCGTCTGGATGAAGAAGTTGATGATGAAGATAATGATCGTGGTTCTTATACTCCCGACTTTACTTCACGTCGTCCCGAACCTGAACTTCCTAAAGTAAGTTCTTCTAATGATGAAGACGAAGATGATGCTCTGTCTTATTTCCAGCGTCTTGCTGAAGAGTGATTAACTTGTCAGTCTAATATCGTCAGCTCTCTTAAGGGTTCCAGTCACATACTGACTGGAACCTTTTCCATATGTCATAATATCAACCATATCATCATATACGATATTCAGATATCTTGGTTTAAGTATATAAATGTTTCTCTTATTGTTTTCTATCTGTTCTTCATACTCATAGTTTGTAACAGGAACTGCAATGTCTCCGCTGTCAATTTGTTGATCGGTATAGTAGTCAAAGTAATTTACACTATAGGGAGAAGATACTTGAAGACCTGCAGGAACAATAGTTATTCCTCTTGAGTTCTTAACTTCCTCTGTTTCATAATGATGAATGCCATTGTAGATTCTGTTGTAAGTATCCTCTTCAGTATCTCCTACTTGATAATACTTATCAACAAGATATCTATCAAAAGCATTTTGTGTCATAGGCCACTCTGATTGAATATTAACAATGTTATTTGATAGTAGAACTACCCAATCAAGAGTTGATTCTCCATAGACTTCATTTGCAACATTGTCTGGCCTATCGTCACCAATAATTTTGTACTTGGTGAAGAAAGAAATATTGTCTAAAATATCTTCACGTAGTTTTCCTTTCTTGAATAGATTCTTTACAGAAATATACTCCTGTAGTTTAGAATCTGGAAGTCTACTTGGATATTCAAAATTTGGAACTTGTCTGAAATAAGGTCTTGCCATCTTTAGTAACCGATATCTGGATCTGGGAATTCATTACCACTGTTGCCATAATCATCATTAAAGACTGGTTCTAGTTCTTGGAACTGTAATGTAATCTGATAAGAAACCATTGCACCATCAGTAAATGTTGCATACTGGCCCTCTGGTGTGTAATCAACAGAGAAATTTGTTAACGCACATTCTTTAAATTTATTTAAGTACTTATGATCTTCATTTTGGTGTTTGTAAGTTAGTTTAAATGTATTTGGTGCTTTTAAAAATAAATTGGATGCACTTCTTTGAACTGCCATTCCTTGCTTGAAGAATCTAATTATAGACCGAATCATCTCAGACTCTTTGCTACTTCTACTACTTAACTTAAATGTAAATGCAAATTGTCTAAGTTGTGGTCCGTTGAAGATCAACTCCATATTTGGGTTTGTTATAACCCCCTTTGTTCTTGATAAAATATTACTGGTTCCAGTTACTGTTTCAGCAATTTTCGCAGCAAGAGTTGTTTTTAATGCATCAGTTTGTTGTCCAGCGGTGTTAACTATACCTTCAGCAGTTTTTGCTGCAGCTGCACCACCACCTGTTACTGCTGATGTTGCAAAATTGACACCAGCAGCTTGTAATGGATTTATTTCATCTGATTGCCAAGATACTCCATTTGAATCTAATATGCCTGCTGGGATTGGTAGATGAACTGTTCCTATAACTTTTTGTTCAGATTTGGAACCAAAACCGCTTGCACTTGATGTTGATAGTGGTGTTGGTCTATACTCCACCATATCTATTTTGAGGACATCTTGTTTTTCTTTTTTTAATGTCAGTGGGTAATATAAGTCTTGACTAAATGCTTTTCTTGTATCCTTTGCTGTTGTACCTATATCTTTTTCTTGGTCCGCAGTTAATGTTTCACTGCCTTCTGCAGGAGGACTTTCTGGTTTATTTGCGGCATTTGGTGAAAATAAAGAACTTGATTTTGCTGTTGCTTGCTCTGATGTTCCACCAGCAGCAATAACTCCCTTTTCTGTTGCTTCTTGACCTTTCTTACTAATTGTATTTAAGTTTGATGTTTGTGAAAATGCTGTTTTCTCAGCATCAGTCAAGTTTGCATTTTCGTCTGCAGTAAATGATTTTGTACTTGGATTATATGTTCCTAAGCTTTTAAATTGTAGAAAAGCATCTTGTCTATAAATTTGAGTTACTCCAGTATTTTCATCTACAACTGGTGAAAGAATACCACCAACTCCCGGTACAGTAAATGTATTCTTACCAGGTTCCCCGTATGACATTGACAGAAGGTTTTTATTTATTTAGACGGAATTTTCCATACTGAAGACTAAGTAATTCATCAAGTTCATTGTATTTGACAACATGAAGTTTACCAACAACTTCTTCCCAGGTATATTGTCTACCTTGTCTCCAGTGAAAATTAATTCCTTTAAAACCCCATCTCTCTAATGAAGTACATGCGATGAGTGGGTGTTGGTCATATTCAATGTCTGGAGTCTTTGGTCTGTAAACAAACGTATAAAACTTACCTGGTTCTGGATATAAAACTTCTTCTTTAAAAATATCCATAATGTACATCATGATTTCCTCTGGATCTGATGTACCAGATTTATCAACTCTCTTCAAGAGTTCTTTAGTTCTTACTGTTCCTGTTCCTACATACTTACCAAAGCCTTCTGCCATTAACGTATACCCAACTCGTCTTCGGTGATGACTTTAAACTCTATCATTCTATCTTCAGCAAACTCTTGTGCAGCTTTCCATTTCGCTTGATTTACTGCATAAGTTTTGCATTCGTGAAGATATGATTTAGTTACTCTTGACTTTTGTTTTGGTGGCACAGTCTGTTTCTTTGGTTTTACTTCAATAATATAAGTTTTAATTCTACCAGTATTTTCTTTTACCTTAATAATAAAGTCTGGATAGTATCTATGCACTCTATTATCCACCGGAGATATGTATGGAATATAAAATTCTTCACTTCCCCATTCAATTATATTCTCATTCAAGTCACACCAGGTACAAAATCTCCTCTCCCAACTACTTCTACAAATGATGTTGTTGGGATCTCCTTTATATTTTTTTGGATATGATGGTTTGTATTTGCTTTTAATACTTTCTGCCATTATCCTTATACATAATATAACGGGTCAAAAAGTATTTATAGATGCCTAAACCAGCATTTAAATCTGTTTCTGATATTACTAGTGCTCTTTTGCAACCAGCACTAACTTCTCATTTTCTGGTTGAGATTAATACATCAGCACTTGGAAGTAAATTTACCGATTTTTTGAATAACAATAAAGTAGGATACATCCAAGAAAATTTAAACTTGATGTGCAGTGAAGCAACATTACCAGGTTCTTCTCTTGCTACTTTAGAAATTAATAGTGACTTTACTGGTGTAACGGAGAGACATGCATATAGAAGAATATATGATGATAGAATTGATTTGACTTTTTATGTTGATGCTGAAAATTATATGCCGATTAGATTTTTTGAAACCTGGATCAAGTTTATTGTTGATGAAAGTATAACAGGTCAGGATGATAAAGGCGCTGGAAGTGGGGATTCAAATTATTTTTATAGAGTTAGGTATCCTGATGAGTATAATAAATCAACTATAACAATAACAAAGTTTGAAAGAACTTCTAAAAGTAGTGTTAAAACTTCAGATTATACTACAAGTTATGGAAACTATACAGGAAAACCATTACTATATCAATTCATAAATTGCTATCCAATATCTATTTCTTCAATGCCAGTATCATATGATTCTTCTTCTTTATTAAAATGTACTGTTTCAATGACTTACACGAGATATCTTTTATCAGCAAATGATCAAGTTGTTGGATCAAGTTCTGGTTCCTCTAACTCTACTGGAGATGCAACATTTACTGCAGCAACACCAGCACAACAAGCAAACTTCAATACCACATCTACCAACTTATCTGGAACTGGTGCCTTGTCAACATCTTCCTCATTGAATGTTGGTGGTGTTCCTACTTCAGCTGCAAATGCTTCGGGCAATACTGTTTCTGGATTTACTGTTGGAGCTAACTCAAATATTGCATAATAAATAATCATACTGAAACATTCTATAGGACATTATGCCTTTACCTAAGATTGCTACACCAACTTATGAACTTGAATTGCCATCAACAGGAGAGACAATTCAATATAGACCTTTTCTAGTTAAAGAAGAAAAACTTCTTGTAATTGCTTTGGAGAGTGAAGATACAAGGCAAATTACAACTGCTATTAAAAGCGTTATTAAAAACTGTATCCTAACAAAAGGGGTTAAGGTAGAAGAACTCCCAACTTTTGATATTGAATATTTGTTTTTAAACATTCGCGGTAAGTCTGTTGGGGAAGAGATTGAAGTTAATATTATTTGTCCTGATGATGAAGAGACTCAAGTAACTGTAAAAATTGATTTGGATTCCATTAAAGTTCAAAAGAACGAAGAACATTCTAATAAAATTAAACTGGACGATTCTATCATGATGGAAATGAAGTATCCATCACTTGATCAGTTTATTAAAAATAATTTTGATTTTGATGATAAGAGTGCAATGGATCAATCATTTGAACTGATTGCATCTTGTATTGGAAAAATCTTTACGGAAGACGAAGTTTGGTCTTCTAGTGATGTAACGAAGAAAGAACTTACTGAGTTTCTGGAGTCAATGAATTCTTCTCAATTCAAAGACATTGAGAGTTTCTTTGAGACAATGCCAAAACTGTCTCATAAGTTGAAAGTCAAAAATCCAAAAACAGGCGTTGAAAGTGAAGTTGTTCTTGAGGGATTAGCGTCTTTTTTCGCATAGCCCTGGTCCATATGGACCTAGAGAACTATTATCGTCTTAACTTTTCTTTGATTCAGTATCATAAATATTCATTATGGGAGATTGAAAATATGATCCCTTGGGAAAGAGATGTTTATGTAACATTATTGCAGCAACATCTTGAAGAAGAAGAATCAAAACAAAGACAACAAATGAACAATGCCCACTTCTAAAGACCTATCAGATTTAGACTCACAACTGAAAAAAACAGTCATCTCTGCGGAAGGTTTTAAGAGAGGTAGTTCTTTAGATTTTTCAAAAAGTCTTATGAATATTCATAAGACTTTAGGAACTCTTGCTAGTCATACAAGAAAACTTGTTATTCGGGTTGGTGATTTAGAAAAGACGGTTAATAATAATTCTAGAAAGATTACAAGTCTAAAAAATATTTCAAAAACTCAAAGTGAACGAATAAGTGGAACAAATCTTGGTGCTAAGTTGCCTGGAAGTTCTACTTCAAATGTAGAAGATAATATTACGGCAATAAGTAAATCTGTAAGTTCAATCGCAGAAATATTATCTGGTAGAAAAAAATTACTTTCGGATACTGCAGCATACGAAAAAAGAAAAGAAGAGCAGGATAAAAGAGCCCTTGCTGAAAGTAAACTAGAAAAAAGATTTGAGGGACTAAAAAGAACAGCAGAAAAAATTATTGCCCCAGTAAAGTCATTGTTGGATAAGATAATTGACTTTTTTGTTACTATTTTTCTAGGTAGAATAGTTTATAAGTTATTAGAATGGTTCGGTAATAAAGAAAATGCAGATAAAGTTAGATCTGTTATTAGATTTTTGGGAGATCATTGGCCTAAATTACTAGCACTTTATCTAACATTTGGAACTTCTTTTGGTAAATTTTCCAGAACATTAATTAAAGTAGTTGCTCGTGGAGCATTCTTACTTGCTGGCGCTATTGCTAAACTTATAGGTGCAAGAAAAGCTGCTGGATTTTTAGGTGGAAGAGGTGGGAAACTTGCTTCTGCAGTAATAGGAACTGCAGTTACTCTCGGCGGAACATATGCAGCAACTCAAGCACTGAAGGGTAGCGGTGAAGAACCTAAGGAACCAGAGCAAAAAGCACAAGGCCTCGTTGGTGGTGGATATGTAAGACCAAGGTTCCCTGCATTTGCTGGTGGTGGTTTTAACTTTAAGAATATGTTTGGTGGTGCTTCTATAGGATCTATGTTTGGTCCTCTTGGAATGATGCTTGGTGCTGGCCCTGGTGCTGCAAGTGGATTTGTAAGTGGTGAGAAGGGTGTGGATAAAGTCCCTGCGATGCTGAGTGATGGTGAATTTGTTATGTCTCGTGGCGCAGTTCAAAAGTATGGAGTGGACACTCTGGAAGCTATGAATGCTGCTGGAGGAGGAACTAACAAACCTAAGATTATGAGTGGAACCACTTATGCTGCTGGTGGTGGATATGTTGGTAATGATATTAGTTCTTCTTTAAGATCCAAGTATGATGCAAAACATGGCGCTGGTTCTTATGATAAGCAGTTGGCAGAGAAAAAAGCACGATTTGCACAAGAAGATGCTGTGGATCAAGCAAGGAGAGAGAGAATTGCAAATAATGCTTCAGCAAGAAAAAGAGCTAGATATGGAAAAACAAAACCGTTAACAAAGGCAACCCCATCCATACCACAGATTAAAGTTAATGCACCTACTATTTCATCAATATCTTCAGTAAGTTCAAAAGGACAAGCAGAAAAGGATGCAAGAAAAAAAGCAAGAGCAGAATATGTAAAAATAATTAATAATCCAGATGATCCAAGATATCAAGATGCTTGGGACGGAAAAATAACTATTGATAGTTTGAAAGTTGATATTAAAGCAAAACAACCTACATCAGACTATAAACCATATGTCTCTAGATTTGCTGGTGCAAGAGATGCTGCTCATGAAAGAGCATCAAGAATTAGAGGATCTAGTCCATACGTATCACCATTTGCTCCAGGTGGAATGTTTGGTGGTCCAAGAATGCAGGCAAGAACTGACTATGCTGCATCTAAAGGTAAGTATTATTCGTCTTCAGATCAAAAAACATATGGAAGTTACAATGATGCGATGGCAGCAAAAAAATCAAGAATGACTTCTCTTGCATCTCAACAAAGACTTGATAAGTTGAGTTATGCTGGAGCAAGTAGAAATAAATCAAGAGGTGTAAGAATTGATGTCGAAGATAAAGCAAGAAGTAATGAATTTAAATCAAGAGGTGGCCTTATGGGACAACTTGGTAGATTTAGTACTAGAATATTTGGTGGAGAAAAAGGAAGAGCAAGAGTTGCCGCATCTGACAAAGCATCTGCTGCAAGAGTGAAACAAACTGGTGCCGCTTCCATTGGAAGATATTATTCATCATCTGATGGAAAGTATTATAAGGATTATAATGCAGCGGTTCTTGCTAAGAAACAAAGAGTAAAGTCTGGAGTAAAACCACCAGTAAAACCAGCACCAAAATATACTCCAGCTGGTGGTGGAATGGGTGGTGCAAGAGGTACTCGTGGAAAATCATCAAAAGCAAAAGTTCCTCAGTTTAGTGCTGCTACTAAAGGATCTACCGCAAAAGCAAGCGTTCTTGGAGTTCACAGATAATAAAATATGGCCATCTCATCAGACAAACTTCTCAATAGACCATCAGAACTTCACCGCCGATATGGTGGAAGACTTGCCATGCAAAAAGCACAGCAAGAGAAGATGGTTGGTGGCGGTCCTGTTAGTATTATTTTTACTAAAAAATCTATAAAGAACATTGAGTTAATAAAAGATAATGTTGTCAAGATAGAAGGTATTTTAAAAGGAACTATCGCTGCAGAAAAAAAAGCACTTGATGAGAAAAAGAAAAAAGAAAGTTCTCAGAGACGCGAAAAGCAAGAAGAAAAATTAGAAGCAAAACCAGATATGAGTATGGGATCTATAAAGATGCCTAGACTTCCAAGAATGGGTATTCTTGATTGGATTAAAAACTTTATAGGAAAAATTATTCTTGGTTATTTTGCTTACAGATTAATTGAACATCTTCCTAAGATAATACCAATCGTCAATTTTATTGGAAATGCTACTGATTTTATTATAGATGTTGGTGGGAAACTTTTAAATGGGCTTGCTACTTTTATTGATTGGGGATATAAAGCATATGATGCTACTCGTGGTTTTATAAAAAATATTGGCGGCGAAAACTTTGCTCAAGGTTTTGATAAGTTTGTTGGTGCTATTGATACTGCTCTATTCTTAACAACGATTCTTGCAGCAGACTTAGCTTCTGAAGCAATGTTTGGTCGTAGAGATGGTGGCGGTGGAGATCCTACTCGTGGAAGACCTAGACCAGGACAAGGTGGAAGACCTAGAGTAACTACATCAGGTGGAGGTGGTGCCGGAAGACCTGACATAAGAAATCCTCTTCGCCAAAGACCAACCATCACTACAGGACAGGGTGGAAAACCTGGTGGAGGTCCAAAAATTAAACTACCAAAAGGAATAAAGACAAGAGGTGGATTATTGGGTCTTGTATTTCTTATTCCTGATTTGATTGATGCTGGAATGCTAGTTTCTCAAGGAAGGGGTAAAGATGGACTTAGGACATTATTAAGTGCTGTCTCCGGTGTTGTCGCTGGTATGGCTGCCTACTCTGCAACTCTTGCTGGTGCGGCTGCTTTAGGTATAACTGGTGTTGGATTACCTGCTGCTATTGGTCTTGCTGTTGCCGGACTTACAGCTTCTACTGCAGCTGGATTTGCCGCATATAATTTAGCTGATGCTGGTCTTAAAAAAATGGGTCTCATTGATAAGGACCCCAAAACAGGGAAACCATATGCATATAGAAGAGGTGGCATTACAGGGGGTGGTAAATCTAAAGGTGGTGTAAAAAGAACACTTAAGAAGGGAAAGTATAAGAGAGTTTTGGCAAAGAAACCTTCGCCAACTAAAATTGAAACTAAAAATGAAATATTGAAAAAAACTGGTGAAGAGTTGGATAAAACCAAATACTTTGGCCCTATTCTAGCGATTACGTCTAAGATTATGGCAAAACAAGAACCTACTCAAAAAGATTATGAAAATGTAGGTCTTGGAATTAATATGTTGATTTCGAAAGGTGTAGAAGATGGGCAACTTAAAGGTGGATTAGTTGCCGCTTTTGCTGAAGGTGGAATTGTTGATGACGAGTTTTTATCAGCAGCAGAAAAGGGAAGTGATATTAGCAATTGGGTGGCAAAAACTTTTCAGGGAGAAATTGAAAGTAACGCTCAAAAAACTTTAAGATTAATTAGAGAAAGAAAGGAAGAAAAAATAAAAGAAGGAAAGGATCAACAAGATCCGAGTCTGGATGTTGGTCCAGGCGGAACTGTAACTGGGGGAAATGCAGATTTTTGGACATTGGTTGCTATTGCTAGGATGGAAGACGCGGATCCACAAGGTTCCGCAGACGTTGCCCAATCAATTTACAATAGGGTGGCTTCGGGAATATATGGTGGGAAAACTATTAAAGAAATAGTTTTAAGGCAAGGACAATATGAACCAACTTGGAAATATCCAAGGAGAGGTAAAACTGGAGTTCCAAATCCAGAATGGCACGCTATTAAAGATCTTGCTTCTGCTTCTGCAGCAACTGGGATTTCCCAAGGTGACTTGCAAAGAACTGCCGCTGCGTTGAGAAATTCAAAATATCAAGAAGAAGCAAGAAAATTTGTTGGAGGAAGAACTGATTTTATGGGTGGTGGAAACAAAAAAGGAGCTGAGGATGTTCAAAGAACAACCAATACTCCTAATAACTTTTTTGGATGGTTTGTAGGACCTGCAGCTAAGGCGTATGGTGCTAAAAATCCCGGTCCAGCAAAAGCACCTCAACTTGGAGATATTGTTGTTATGGGGGGTGGTGGTCCTTTAGGATCCGGAAAAGTTTCTGGTGTTGATTCCTTTACTTCCATTGCATCTCAATATGGACTTTCTCTGACAAGTTCATATAGATCAGGTGATCCTGGATATCATGGAAAGAACAGGGCAAGGGATTATTCTAATGATGCTGTTGGTAGAGGAACTCCTCAACAACTAGCTTTTGCAAAGCACCTTTCGGAAAAATACGGATCTTCTTTAACTCAGTTAATCTATACTCCTCTTGGATATGGTATTGCCAATGGCAAAAAAGTTGGTCTTGATTATTGGGGATCTTCAACAAACGCACAACACTATCATCACGTTCACGTTGCTCTTGCTAAAGGTGGAAGAGTTTTAAAACCATCAGTAGCTCTAATTGGAGAAAAAGGACCGGAGTTTGTCTTTGATGCCGATACTACCAAAGGGTTGGATAGTATGGCATATGGTTTGTTGGAAAAATTAAATATAGCAAAAACAAAACCACAACTAGCAAGTATCCTTCAATCTTATACGGCATATGAACAACCATACGCGGAACCAGAGTACATTGAAGTTCCTGTTCCTATGCCAATTTCTGATGGAGGTGATTATTCTTCTGGTGGATTTGCTATGCCGATGGGTGGTGGTGGAGAAGAAGATAGTTCATTTAATGAACTTTATGTTGGTGGGTAAATAGAGATAGAGGTATAACAAAATGGCAAATCAAGTAATAACTAGAAATGCAAATCCTTCTTATCTTGAAAGATTTGATGTAGTTTCCAACAAAGATCAAAGCAAAAATGTAAGTTTGCTTGGTAAAGGATCTGCTATTGAACTTATGTATTTTGAGAGTATCCTACAAGATACTGTCAAAGCAACTTATACTTATGCTGATGCTGGTAAAACTATAGATGATAAAAGTGCCTTGGAAGGTTTGCCTATTGTTGGACAGGAGAAAGTCAATTTAAAATTTAAAGATCATAATGAGAATACAATAGATATAGTTTTATATGTAAACAAAGTTACTCCTCTTTCCGATGATACTACTAAATCTGTAGTAACTTTAGATCTTGTTTCTAAAGAGTTTATTATGAATGAGAAAGTGAGATTAAATACTAGATTTGATGGAAAAATATCCGATCACATTAAAAAAATATTGACAGATAAAAATTATCTTGGAACTCAAAAAGAGGTTGATATTGAAGAGACCTCAAACAACTATAATTTTATAGGGAATAACAGAAAACCATACTATGCATTAAACTGGTTGTCTAAGAAAGCAATTCCATCAACTCAAAACGCAACTGGAAATACTGCTGGATATTTTTTCTTTGAAACCTCGGAAGGATTTAAATTTAAATCTATTGATTCTTTATTCTCTCAGGAGAAAAAGAAATCAATTATATTCAACCAATCACCAGACTCAGCTGGAAAAAATACTCCTGCTGGATATGATGTAAAAGCACTTGAATACTCAAGAGATAATCGTGTGGATGTTCAAGAGAAGTTAAAGATGGGAGCATATTCAACTCGCACAGTTCTTTTTGATCCATTCACTTGCTACTACGAAGTTGTTGTTGAAAATGCAAAAGATAAAGAATCTTCTTTGAAACTGGCAGGAAAGGAACTTCCAGTTTTGAATCCTGAGTTTAATAAAGAAGGTGCTAATAAAGACTTCTCAAGAACTACATACATGCTTCTTGATAAAGGAACTCTACCTACAGGTAATACAACTCAACAAGTAGAAAAGTCAAAGGAAGAAAACTTTAATCCAAAACAAATATTGAATCAATCTATACGTAGATACAATCAAATGTTCTCCACAAAAAGCACAGTTACAATACCTGGAGATTTTTCTTTACATGCAGGTGATGTTGTCTTTTGTGACTCGAAACAACTTGCAGCAGCTGATGAAGAGTTCAATGATGAATATGGTGGACTATATATTATAGCAGATTTATGCCACTATATTACACCAAAAGAAACATATACCAAATTGAATCTGGTGAGAGATTCTTTTGGAAGATCTGGGAATCACACCTCTGGTAACATACCATTATGACAGACAGAACACTTCAACAACATATTAATGACGATAAAGACGAACTAGATAATCCTAGTACAAGCAGCCAGCGTCGTCGTCATTTAGAAGATGAACTCTCTTCATTAGAACAATACCAGACTAATCATCCTGACGAAGATCATGATCCAACTCCTTTAGAGTTGTATTGTGATACTCATCCAGACGCATCAGAATGTAGAATCTATGAAGATTGATAACTAATGGAAGGTGGAGCACTTTTTAATCCTGGATTTTTAGGCGGATCTTTTAACTGGTGGATCGGTCAGATCGCTAGTGATTCAACTTGGCGAGATAATGGACTTGCTGGAAAATTTGAATCCAAAGATCAAATACCTGGTTGGGGAAAAAGATATAAAGTTAGGATTATAGGTCTTCACGATAAAGAAGAAACTACAGTCTCCTCAGATCAACTACCTTGGGCACAGGTCATGTATCCTGTGACTGGTGGTGGAGGCCAAGCGCAGGCAGGAGCAACTGCTAATTTAAGACAGGGTAATTTTGTTTTTGGTTTCTTCCTTGATGGGCAGGATCAACAAGTTCCTGTTATTATGGGAGTTCTTGGTAGTAATGCTCAGACTGCTCTTGGTGGGGAGATTGGTACAGATAAGGCAAACTTTTCATCGACAAGTGGCCACGCAACTCCTGCAGATGGAAATAAAGATCCTTACATAAAAGTTCCTGAGGAGGGATTAGTTGTTACTAATCCTTCATCAACTTCAACTTCTGCAACTCAAGGTGCTGCTGCATCTGGAGCTACAAAAGAAAATGTAGACGCTGTTCACGAAATGAGTGCGGCGGATGTTGCTAGGAATGATTACTATAATAAGAAAATGATTTTAATGAGCCCTTGTGATGTTGTTGGATCTGCTCTTAAAGCAATCCAAACAGAACTTGAAAACCTTACAGCAGAAATTGACAAATATCTAAATGCTGCTCAAAGTTATATTGATGCAGTATCAAGTTATATAACAGACATACAATCAATCATTAGTAATGCTGCATGTGAAATTGCAAAATATATGAAGATAGTATTCGATAAAATATTTGAATTTTCTTTAAAACAAATTAATGCAGCACTTGCTCCTACTGTCGGACTTATGTTTCCGAACCAGAGATATTTGTACATAGACATCAAAGATATTGTAACTGAACTTTTAACTTGTTTGTACAATGGGATTACTAATGATCTGTGTGGACAAGTTCAAGCTCTTCTTGATGAAGCTTTAAGTACTGATCCAGAATCACTTCCTGAACCTACGAATGAGAATACTATCATAACTCCAACAGTTCCAAGTTGTTCCACAGAACAGTTGGTTGGAGATTTGATTGCATTAAATATGGATCAAATTGAAAGTACAACAACTGATATTCTTGATAGTGTTTCTTCCTTCCTTGATGACGTGTTGGGAGGAATAAGTGATATATCAGGTGTGATTAGTGATGCATCATCACTAATTGGTGACATTACTGGCAGCATAACAGGTGCTCTTTCTTTTGAAAACATTTCATTGAATATTTTGGGATGTGAACTTACTCCAAGTTGTCCATCGGCAGATTATTATACTATAGCTAATGGCGGCGCATCAGCTCCTGCACAAGATGCACCAACTACTAGTAACGTAGATAAGGCAGCACAAACATCAACCACCACGGCAACTACTCCAACAACAACTCCTTATGCTGTTCCAACTTCTTCAACTCCAGACTTGCAAGTTGGACAGTCTAATGCAGAAACTCAAGCGGCCGCTGCTGAAGAAAATGCATTAACTTTATTTTAAGTAAATCAATAAATAAGGTCAGCAAGAAAAAGATATGTCTTTTAAATTCGGTCCTCAAACTAAAACTGATGTTAAGGTTGGATACATTGATCCAACCAGGGGATACGTTTCTGGTGTATCGATATGTGATGCCAATACATATGCTAAAAGTAATCCAGGAACAACTTTTATATTTGTGGATGGTGATGCCAATATAAAATATCTCAATATAAATGAAGTTAATGAACTAACCGAAAATGATACTGTTTCTTCCACTGATGAATGCGGTGGACTGCAGACTTATGAAGAATGTACCTCTCCGGAGATAGTCTTTTCTGGTGGTGGTGGAATAGGTGCATACGGAAATCCTGTCGTTGGTGTTGATGGAGCTTTACTTGCAGTTGACTTGGTGAGTGGTGGATTTGGATATCAATATCCCCCTGTAACAAAGGCAGTTGACAAGTGTCAGATTGGAAATGGCGCTGTTCTACAATCAGTATTGGGAACTGTTGCTGATACTGTAGAGGGTGGAGCTCCATTTGAGACTTATGAGGAATGTCCAGGTGATACTGTTGAGTATGGTAGAGTTTATGACCAAGATGGACAAGATGTTGGTGAATGGGATCCTGCAAAATATCTCCCAATACCTGGAGAAGATCCTATATTAACTGATATTCTAGAGTTTCAACAGTCTCTAAAAAATCCTTGGTGGACTACAAGAGATAATAAACCACTGAGTATAACCTCTCAGAGTGAAACTTTCTCATCTAACGATGCTACCTCCCCTCGTTGGAATGATTT